GAGTGGCATCAGGTCACTACGATGGCAGCGGCCCTAGACCCGCCGCCCACCCCGAAGCCTGGAGATGATGGCTACGATTACAGCGAACTACGCAAGAGAGAGTATGCGTTGAGCGTACCCTTCGGCGATCAGGCAGACGCGATCCTGAAATGGACGACGGCAATTAGAATGAAGCAGTCGGCGGTAGATGCGGCCATTGATGGCATAACATCAATTACGGATGACGCTGAAAAGACTGCGCTCAAGGCGGCGCTTGGCCCGGTGTTCGATCTCCCCGCTGATCTGGATTCCGTTGTCGGTAAGTGGGTTGCGGTCAAAGCCAAATTCCCAAAACCGGAGTAAGAGATTTTGGAAGAGTTAGAGTTATTGTCGGATTGGAGGTTCATCGTATTTTGCTGTGTGATCATGCTCGCCGTCGGTGAGGCCAGATATAAGCTAGTACGCCATGAACGCATCCTTGATAAGAGTGGCCAGTCCAGTATAGAGCGCGCTACGATGAAGGCCGAAATTTCTGAAATGGGCAGAGACATATCTGAAATCAGGTCTGCTCTAGATCGGCTCAATGAGAAATATGATGCTGGCACTCAGCGCCTGTGGTCCGATTTGGAGTTAAGCAAGGAGCGTGTAGCTAAGTTGGAAGGTAGAATGAACGGTGCTGTATGAACATTTTTCCAGTGGCCCTGATTTCGGTGATGCTGTTAACGGGTTGTGTCACCGAGACACCCTTGTCGAGCGCGGTGCCGATAACAGCGTCGTCGCCAGTAGCGGCAGAACAGCCGGTCATCGAGGACGACACCGCTGTTCAAAAGTTCACAGCGATCTTTTGCGTGAACCGAAAGACTTTCGAGAAGGCGGTGAAGAATGAGCGGCTTAAATTTTATGGAGTGATCCCCGCAGTGAACAAATTCATTGTCGAGATTTATGCCGCACCACCGGGCGGGAGCGGCTTCACAATTGCGGTTCGCAATGCGACCCAGGACGAGGTCTGCATTATGCTTGCTGGTTCTGATCTGGTGCCGGTCACTTGGTTTAGCGAATCAGGTCTTTAGGAGGAATAAATGCTGACTTTATTAGGCTCACTGCTTGGCTTTGGTACTTCATTCTTGCCGAAGGTCATGGATTTCTTCCAGGATAAGTCAGACAAGAAACATGAGCTTGCAGTGATGGAACGACAAGCTGAGATAAATCTAGATGCAACTGCTATCGAGGCCAACATACGCGAGGTAGAGACTATACATGAACATGATGCAGCTTTGGATGGTGGTGGGTTCATTAATGGTCTGCGCGCAAGCGTTCGTCCTGTTATTACATATCTGTTCATGGGACTTTTTCTCGCTGTTGAAATTTCAACCTATGTTCTGTTACTAAATAAAGGACTGTCGCCAGGGGATGCCTTGGTGGGTATTTGGAATGATCAGATAATGGCCATGTGGGCTGCAATTCTCGCATTCTGGTTTGGCGGACGGCAATTTAGGAAATGATAAATGACGAAGGTTTGGCAATCATTAAGAAGTACGAGGGATTGGTTGATGGCGATCCTGATACTCCCGGTTTGGACCCTTATCTCGATCCTATTAACATTGCTACTATTGGCTGGGGGAGTTGTTGGAGTTTCAATGGCAGTCGCATCACAATGGATCATAGAAGCATTACCATCAACGAAGCCGAGCATCTACTTAGAAGATACTGTCTTCGGGCTGAGGGGTCGATTGGACGATTGGTCAAAGTCCCGCTAACAAGCAACCAACGTAGCGCTTTGATATCATTTGTGTACAATATAGGCAGTGGAAACTTTCAGAGAAGCACTGCAAGAATGAAATTAAATAGGTTTGACTACGAGGGCGCAGCAAACGAGTTCTGGAAGTGGCGCAGGGCTGGTGGCCGTATTTTGCGTGGTCTTGTGGCAAGGAGGAAGAGCGAGGCCCGGCTCTTCAGAACAGTCAGTCAGAAGGCTTCGCCGCCTCTTGGTCATCCGTTGGCTGAAGTTCTTTGAACACGAAAGGTAGATCATGTTGAAAGTATTGTTGATGGTGCTATGCGTTGCTGGATGCTCCAGGCAGATAGCGTTTTTTGATCAGGTAGAGAAAGACAGGGCGGCTGGAGCCAAATGGCATTATGTGGGACCGCAATCCACAGACCCCAAGGCAAAATCTCTGCCCATCGTCCCTGCTTCTCCTGGCCTCGACCCTTTCATATTGTGGAAATTAATCTTCTAGGATGTCATGGTTGACCCCATCACCATAGCTGCCGGTTTTGCAGTTGCGCGGCAATCGATAAAACTTTGCAAGAAAGCGTTGGAGTCTGCCAACGATATCGGGCAGATAAGCAAGCATATAGATCATTTATTTCATACCCTTGAAAAGAAACCAGACGCCCCATCCAAAAAGAAGAAAAAGGTATTCTCTAGATTACGCACATCATTCACAAAAGAGACGCATGAGGAGGTGGAGGATGACACCTCCCTTGGGGCGGTGGCCGCAGACGTGTTGGAACATAAGAAAACCATGCGCGCGATTGAGAATTTGGGAATCAGAATAGATAATAAGTTCGGTGAAGGCACCTGGAGGCAGATTCAAGAAGAGCGGCAGCATCGTATTGAGGAGAAGAAAAAGCAAAAAGAACAAAAGAAAGAGGAGGAGAGGCTAGATAATATTTATAAAGAGGAGGAGGTTCCCGTGACAAGGAAAATTCTTGTCGAGGGCGGGAAGGGTCTTGCGGTATTATTCCTGATAGGTGCTATGATTTTGGCCTTCGTGCGGTACAGTTAAAAAATGGTGGAATCCCCAAATGCACTTGATGCTCAAATTGAATTTTGGGAAACATTCCAGGCCCTGATGTATTGGGGTATGGGGGTGAGTGGTGCGGTGTTTTTGGCGCTATTGTTTTTTCTTGGATGGAGATTTCGGCGGGTAAAGCGAGACGCCAATGGCCATTATTTTGTTTAATGGATGAGATCACCAAGCCCAAACACTATACCCAAGGTCCCATTGAGTGTCTTGACGCGATTGATTCCATGTTAGCCGGGGATGGTGGGGGCGGTGTGGTGGACTTCTACCGCGCACAGATCGTGCGATATCTTTGGCGTATGCCGTATAAAGGCAACCCCCTAGTGGATGCCAAGAAAGCCGATTTTTACCTGCGCCGTATGATTAAATTGCTAGAATTGTCAGAACATCCCGAACAGACTTGATACAAACATTGATCGGCCAGTATTTAGGATGGCTTTCAGTGATTTTTCCTAGTAGAATCTTAGGGCATTTGAATGTGATCGGCCTCATGCTGATCATGGTAACCCAATAGGAGGACTGTTCAATGCCCACTCATTTTACCAATGGCGTATCTGACGTTGTAACTGGTAATCCTCTTTACGAACTTGGTCGCCTAGACCCAACAAAATACCATGTATTCTGGGATGATTTTGACACCACCCCAGTTGCGGCACAATGGACCTTGACTGCCACATCGGGTGGCGCTGGAACTTCCGCCATCACCGTTCCTGATGCTGATGACGGCCTTGCCCGCATTACCACGGCAGCGGATGAGAACGATGGTATGTTTGCCGAATGGATTTCAGAGACATTTCTGCTGGAAAGCGGCAAAAAAACTTGGCTGAAAACCAGTCTTAGCGTTGGTGACGCCACGCAGTCTGATTGGATTGTAGGTCTTCATTCAACGGACACTACCCCCCAAGACGCCACAATGCGGTTTTTGTTTGAAAGCGTCGATGGCTCGGCAGCGGCCTACTTCAACAGCGATAACAACACCACGGACAGCGACAGTGAGACAATTGCCACGTTGTCTGATGATACGTTTGTCAGCCTTGCTGCTTATTATGACGGCATCACCAGCATCTATTGTTATGCCGATAATGTTTTGGTTGATATTATGACCAGTATTACCGTTCCGGCGGCGGAAATGGCTGTTGGTTTTGGTTATTTGAACGGTGCTGCCGGTGCTGAAACCACGGATGTCGATTATATCTTGGTGGTGAAGGAGCGGTAATCATGCTTTTCAACCTGACTTCTGGCGCAGGGGGTAAGTGGGTTATAGAGATTTCTGGAGCGCCTTGGGAAAAACCAATATCAAAGACATTCAGCACCCGCAAGGCGGCTGAAAAATGGCGAAGAGATGTTGGGCAGGGCACCGAAGAGACCCCCGTGTTAAAGCCTTACGGGGCACCAGAGCCGAAAAGAGCCCGGACTAAGAAGGGTCAGTATCAGGGCGATGACCCCAGCACCCCCGATGTAGATGAGGGGTGGGTCGGCGGGAAGAAACCCAAGACAAAGGGGAAGCCTAAAGCAAAGGCCAAATCCAAGAAAAAATAATTCTGATATGAAGAGGATATAAAGATGTCCAGACCAAAGGCCATCACTCTTGCGCCGGATGCACTCGATAGGAACGGGATTTCCACAACTGAAACCCTTGCGGCGGCGCGGCTAGATTTCTTAATTAACGGAG